TGTTCTAGTGCGTCTTGTTGTTCTCTCAACATAGTCTGTCGAATATCTTGATCGGTTAACTCTTTAAAGTAAGTTTGATCAGTTGCCCATGCAAATATGAACAGACACGCAACTAGATCGTCTGTACACCCCTCATCTGCTTCAAAAGACTTTCCTTTGACTATAAAGGTAGACAGTTCACTAATACAATCCAAATCTGGGATATAAAGTTTATCGTCCTCAATTAATTGTTTTAAATTAGAACACCCAACAGACTTTGTTGCTTTGGTGGTTCTAATACCTAACTGCGCTTTACCCCCTGAGAATCCACCTCCCATCACTTGACCAGCTCGACCACGCATTGATGCCATGACAAGGTTATCATACTCCATGTCAAACTGCATTGCATTTGCAACACCTTCACCTATATCATTTACCTCTATTAATACAAACGCTTGGTTATATGCACGAGCTGAATTGTATATTACTTGAGGAAAGACTAGAGGTTTTATCTCATTATCTCTGTACTTTGCAACAATTTTGTATGGTATCTGGGTTATATCCATTACAACAAATGCAGAATAATCTTTAGATGCTCCTCTTGCAACATCAACAGTCATCATATATGTGTGATCTGGTAGGGGATTTTCATATACATCTAGACCAGCATTAGACTTTATGGGTGTATGATATGTTAGAGTTTTAAGTTTTGCTGGACTTATGAGAGTATCAATAGAACCTAAGAACTCGCACTCAAACTCTGTGTTAAACTGAGACTCAGAAGTATTCTTTATAGTTTCCTCTTTCCACTTAGCATCTCGGCCAGGAACCTCACTCCAATGAACCTCAATAGGAACATAAGAGCTTCTTTTTTCCTCTGCATCTACCCACATCTTATAGAACATATTCATACCATGAGGGGTAGAAACAATCATCACTTTTGAGGTTTTTCCACTTGAGATTGTGGGGTAGACTGAGGAGAAGAATTGTTCAGCCACATTAGCGGGAACGTAAGCAAACTCATCAAGGAAAATAATATTATAAGAACCGCCACGAACCGCACTGGCAGAAGTAGAAGATGCAAGAATCTTAGAACCATTCTCAAGTTCTAAACTCCCTTTGTTCCATGACATTACTCCCTGTTGTAACCATTTTGGTAAATGTTCATACGCAAGTTGCAAACGTGATAGTAAATCACGTGCAACTGCAGCTTTGTTCGCAAGTATAGCGACATTTACTTGTGCATTAAACAAAACATAATGTAGGAGATAGGCAATAATAGTAGTAGACTTGCCCGACTGTCTTGGTAGTTTACAAATCGTAAAACGATTTTTATGGAACGTACCAACCATATCTTTCTGAAAGTCGTACATCTTAAAGGGTACTAGACCTTCATCTAGAGAAACAATCTTAATATGTTCCTCTATAAAGTGTTGAGGATTTTCCATGCATTTTGCATATTCCTCTAATTGTTCTTTTGTCCACTCTTGGGCAACATTTGCCTTTTTGAGGTTAGGGTTTCCAAGATATACTGTTTCTGTCATTAGTGCAAATTAAAGAGTTTAGACATATCTGGATTGACTAACTCTCTATTCCTTATATGTTCTTCTTCTATGTCTTTCTTAGATTGTCCAAAATACTCAACCCCATACTTATATTTAACCATCCACTCATTTAGAGTTGTTTCTTCTTTTTCAAAGACTATCTTAAACGAACCCAGAATACGTCCATATTTACCAGATTTATCTTTTCTTGTTATAAGGGTTTGAGTGCTTCCTTCTGGAACCCATTTCTTAACAATCTCTTTGGCCATTAGACCGAACTTCTTTTCTTCTAAATCTCTTGTGCGACTCTCAGGAGTATCTATACCATACATTCTAATGCGTTGTTTGTGCATCCACACACCAAAACCTAGATCAATATCAACATCAACGGTATCTCCGTCAACTACTCTTACTATTTTACAACTATATTCATACATGGGATATCTCCATTCCCCTATATTTATGACATAAAGTTTTGTTAAACAGTTCCCAAATAGATATATCTGAGGGTATAATATCACCGCCTATAGGATAAAATGTACCATCTGAGAACACAACTCTATTACCATGCCACGAATTTTCGTTATGATTTCCTGCTGTTTTAGGTAAACTCTTTTCCTTTGTCTTGTGGTTTAGATAATCCTCATCCTTATTCCACGAGTATATGTACTCCTTAGAGGGCCATTTATATGTCTTATACGTACCCTTATGTTTTAAATCGTGGTTTGTCATACTCCATATCTGAAACTGTGGGTGATTAAAGAAACTTAACATATTCTTATATCCAGAAGGATCAGGTAAGTTTCCAAATAGTCTGCGATCAATCCATTGCCACTTAGTAGTAAATGCTACCCACCACGTAAAATCAAAAGGAGTCTTGACCTCAAAAGGACACTTAGAAACGTATTCCTCTGTGAAGGCCATAAACTTTTCTCTCAAAGGACTGTCCCTGTATATAAAGTTAACATCATCATAGTCCATAGTTTTGTGCCAGTGGTCATCTAGTTCCTCTATATGGTTTTCTATTACAAAAGTACCATACATAGGATCACCACACTCACCTGTGATATTAAGAGTAGAACCATCCCATAAACTTGTATCCTTAAAAATAGTTTCCTTACCATTCCACTGTATTGTAATATCACACTTCTTAATCTTTTCGTATAGAGTAGGATTTTCCTCTACACATGGTTTACTCATCCATACACTGAGTTCATGACATGGTAGTTTGTTTCGGATTAGAGCCACTAGAGCAGTACTGCTGTCTATTCCTCCAGAGTACCAAACCCTTATGGGTTTGTCCATGTTCCAGAGTTCAGTTGCTCTCTGGTTCACGATGTCCTCGAACTTACGATTCCAGTTCTCAGGGATAGTGGGGATAGGGTCAAAATCTATATTTAAGAAATTATACTCATCTGTGCGGTCATAGGGACTAGGACAATCTACCAGTTGAGTTAAACCATAGATGTAGTTATCGTATAACTCTCCCACATGGGTACTGTTATAATCTTCGATATTCTCTAAATCTAAAGGATTATAATTGGTCAACTCTCTGATATACGATTCAGTTATAGTCAGATTGTTATGATTTATTATCTTCACGCAGCTTGTTTAATACTATCCAGTAGGCCAGGAGAGAACATATCATCGTACTTCTCGTACATATATTCTGTAACTTCTTTCCAACGAGCTCGTTCATCATCTGACATAGTGACAACTTTAATAGTATCTTTCTCACATTTCGACTTGACAATATCAATGTCTTCAACAGACCATACTCTTTCTGCACGTGCAGCGTCAAAAGATGCATCTTGAATTTGCTCTTGTAAGTCTTCATCTAGTGTTTTCCAGAAGTCTTTTGCAACAATGATTGATGTCAGGAACAAGGAATGTTCTGCATCGTTAATTGTGTTCATGAATTCGTTCTGTTGCAGTCCGTAAAATCGTGGGTAAGTAGATTCCCCACCTACGATAATACCGTCCTGTACACCTTCGTTGATCTGTTCCAACTCAATAGGAACAGGGATAGCACCAAGAGAACTTAGAGTTTCCTCTGCGATTGGGGATTTATTGCAACGTAGTTTCTCCCCCTTGAAATCTTCAATCTTATGAAGTTCTACGTTAGCAGGAATCATACGAAAACCTCCGCTATAGGTAAATGCCAGACCTTGAACATTTGTCCTCTCGTTTAATCCAGCGAGAAGAGTTTGGCCTATTTCTCCTTCTAACACGGTCTTTGCGTGATCGTGATCTTCGAAAAGAAATGGCATATCTAGGGCCCACATATCTCTGTGGTGTTTTCTTCCTAGAGTAGAAGTATACATCTGGGACATTTCTATCTCACCATCTTCCATCAGCTGTAGAAGATCGTGTTTAGTAATCTTTGCCCCATTCTTATACTTGTCTGCATATTCTGAGAGTGTCAGAATTTCGTAGTTTAAGCGGCCAGGAGCAGTTGCTTCCATAGTCGCTTTAAACCTTTTTGCAGCTCTTAAAAACAGTTCAATCGGTTCGTGTGCAAGTACCCAACGGATAGTTTTCATATGAAATCTCCTGTTATTTGTACTATTTATAAGAGAACTTTCTCTGAATCCGTAGTTTGTTTCTTTGCCCAATCAAATCGGTTCCAAAGTCTCTCATGTAGGATATACAGTGTACTGTTAATGACAAGTGCCATTAATCCTACTGCAAGACCCTTCCAAGGATCACCTGTGACGATCCAGCCAATAATACTATTAGTGACCATCATCCAACTACGCCATGTAATTGTCTTTGCGATTGTTCGTGGAATTCTCTCAAACCACTGTGGTTGCATAAATTTAACCATGATATACTCCTTTGTAGGTTAACTTTTTCCTTTCAACATTTTCTGCAATTCGGCAGTTGAACCAACGAATAATGCGTTAGTTACGTTCTTAGGTGCTGTGCCTGGAACATCTTTTAATCTCTTCATTTTTTCCTGTAAATCTCCAAGTTTCTCAGTAACCTCTGCGACATTTTTGATGAGTTGTCCAGCGACTTCATAGGCTCTAGGGTGTTCTCCTTCTTTTGCAAGTTCAAGGATACCGTCAATGGCCATACTCCCCCTGTCCACCAATTTATAGAATTGTTCCCTTTGATATTCATAGTCTCTCTCTATATCTTCTTCTGTTGAAACTGCCCCAACCCAAGGATGCTCAATAATATCTCCTGATGCTGTTTCCATATCAGTTTGTATTACTCCCAACTCTTTATCTATGAGTTTGTTCATTATTATGTTCCAGTATTATCTGGTTCAATATCTTCACCTGTCTTTGGATCGTGTTCTAGAGCATCTTCAAAGAATGATGAAGTTTCGTTAAAACCAAAATCATCATCTGCATCAGCAGTTGTTGGTTTAGGTGTAACTGTATATCTTTGAGTTCTCTTAGGTGTCTTATCTGGCATAGCAGTATATTGATCAACCTGTACGGTCTTGATAACACCAGAAGAAGTAACAGGGCCATACAAATAAAATTTTGCAGTAAAGGTCAACGTATATATCAGAGTAGTTCTAGAAGTAAAATCGCCCTCATAAGTATCCTCATAATTTACAGCAGTTAGTACTACTGGAACATCTCGTTTTACACCCATATCAACATTGTCATTAAGTGTAACTGTATAGTCTGGTTGAAAGTAAGGTAGGATTTGTTCTACGATCTGAAGTGCATCATCTGACTGTTTTGCCATAATGTATAAAGAAAAATCTACATTATACGGAACAGGCATATATTGAGTATCAAGTTGGTTTCCTTTTGCACCCTTAACCTTTTTAAATTTTTGCACACGATTAAGTTTACGAGTGGGATCATATGAAATACCAGCAATTTCAAAACCTATACGTGGAAGAGTTACCGCAACCTGTTTAGTAAGGTCTGCATCTTCTCGCAATCGGACAAGAAACTTTTCTCTCGGC